GTGACTTGACAAGCTTGGAGGGATTAACAAGAGCAATTGTTGAAGGTAGCTCTGCATCATCTAAAGTTTTATTTATGGTTTCACCTAATGGAACTACAAGAGCATCTCACTTAGCACAGTCTCCTAATGGAGCAATTGTTGAGGGCAGTGCGAATGACGTTTCAGTTCTTCAAGTTAATAAACTTGGAGACTTTAGAATTGCGTATGACACCATGCAAAGAATTGAACAAAGATTGGAGCATGCATTTTTATTAAATGCTTCAGTACAAAGACAAGCTGAAAGAGTTACTGCAGAAGAAATACGCTTCATGGCGCAAGAACTTGAGAGTTCTTTAGGTGGCATCTACTCCATCCTTTCACAAGAATTACAACTTCCATACATAACTAGAAAAATTCATGTCATGCAGAAGAGTAAAAAACTTCCTGCATTACCTAAAGGAATGGTCAAGCCCACAATCATAACTGGACTTGAAGCTTTAGGCAGGGGCAATGACAGACAAAAGATTGTTATGTTCTTACAAACATTGCAAGAAAATTTAGGACAAGAGGCGATAGGTCAATACGTTAACATTTCAGAAGCAATCAAGAGACTTGCTACTGCAGATGGTATTGAAACTAAGGGCTTAATAAAATCAGAAGAGGATTTGCAAGCTGAACAAATGGCACAGCAAGAACAAGCTCAAATGCAACAGATGCAAGATGCATCTCAGCAGATGGCTGTGAAAGGCATGCCACAAGTCTCACCAGAGGCAATTGAGCAAACTGTTAATCAACTTCAACAACAACAATAGGAGAGTATGAATGGGTACTAACGAAGAAGTAAAAATACAAACAACAGAGACTGGTGAGGGAGG